TACTGATGAACCAGTAATTGAATTATTTAATCCAGCCCCGCCTGGGCCACAAAGATGTTGACCATCATTACCACCAACACCACCAGCGCCACCGCCACCAGCACCATATGGATCACCGCCTGGGCCGCCGGCACTAGTACTTGAACCGCCACGGTTTCCTTGTCCAGAAGTTGCAGAAGAATAATTGGCTGTAGAATTACCACCACCATTACCGCCGCCTGAACCACCACTGTTTGCGACTGTTGAGCCTGGCAAGCCTGGCCCACCACCACCACCACCGATTGCAGTTGAACCATTAAATGATGAGTTATTACCATTGTTGCCTGTGTTGGCAGTTGATGACCCACCAGAGCCACCAGAACCACCAGAACCTACTGAAACTGAATGTGTTCCAGCTGTTCTAGACTGTCCTGTTAGATAAATGTATCCACCAGCACCACCACCGCCACCGCCGTGCCATGTTGCATTGGCGCCACCGCCTCCGCCACCGCCACCAGCGACTACTAGATAATCTAAAGATAGTGTTGTAGCATTAATAAAGTTTCCACTTGATGTGAATGAATGAATTCTATAATTACCAGAGGTGGTAATTGTTCCACCAGTTGGAACTGCTCCAACTGTTTTTGTTACTGCATTTCCAGAGGGTGTTCCGTCTGAGTTCTTAATACTAATTGAAATTGTATCACCAGCAGTTTGTCCATAAACTTGTGATGGAGTTGCCAATGTGAATGTTCCACTTGAAACTGATTGACCTGTAACAGTATGGAATGCTGCACCACCTTCAGAGAATACAACATCCACAGCATCAGTATTGTTTGTTACAGCAAAGACTAAGTTAGTAGCATAAGCATTATTAATATCACCTGTGATACTAGATATATTTGGAATTAGGTTTGTTGAAAGCCAACCAGAACCATCATAGTATTCTAATGAACCAGTTGTTGAGTTGTATCTAGATTCACCTGTATCTGGTGAACTAGGTCTTTGTGCAGTTGTACCAGCTGGTACAGTGAATCCACCAGTAGACGTATTAGGTTGGTCTGAAACCCCAGCAGGAGTTACAGATATGTTATCTAGATTAGATAATAGAACATCACCGTTTGCGTCTAAGAGTTCTGCAAGATTTTTATTTTTACTAGCCATTAGTTCTGATACCTTACCATGATTGGAAGTCCACTAGATGGTGCGAAAGTCATCGTCACCACTCCAGTAGATGAATTAACTGAATAGTCCGTAGTCGGCACCATCATAACACCGTTATAGTATACCCATGCACTGTTGGTATTAACACCAGCAGTTGTGAGTGTAAATGTAGTCGTAGAACCGTCACCAGTGAAATTATCAACATTCCAATCTGGGCCTCTACGAACAATACCACGAACACCTAAATGTTTAACTTCAATTTCTGCAGCACTGTCTGGTGCAGAAGTGAATGTAAGAGTTGTTCCAGAAAGACTATAGTTAGTTGTTGCTTTCTGAACAATACCATCAACTATCACCAACAAAGTATTGACATTTGCTGGAGTTTCTGTTAATGTAAATGTTACGTCTGAACCATCACCAGTAAAAGTATCTGTAGTGAAGGTTTTCATCTGTTCTGTCAACTGAGTCGCACCAATCGAATTGTTTGATGGAGTCATGTTGTAAGGGCCGATACCCTTATGAATTACATAGATAGATGCAGATGCTGGAACCGATTCCGAGAAGTTTAAAATTCTTGGACGGTTAGAACTATCTTCATGGACTGAATATGCAACATCAGGCTCTTGACGAATATTATCAAAAAGAACTTCAACATTACCAGCTTCACTGCCAGGAACATCAATACTTAATGCAACAGCATTTGAATAAGTTCCGTGAGCACCAGTAACAGAACCAAATGCACTACCAGTAAAATCCTCTTTAGGAAATGTAGTAGATACTTGGTTTATAAATGGAACACCAATATATGCTTCAGACATTAGTTTCTACCCCTTATGCAACATCTTCTAGAATTGAACATACTACATCACATGTTGATGCAGTTGCGTATACTCTAACTTGATCGTCACCGTTTAACACTACTTTTTGACCTGACACCACCTTCAAAGCACCGCCCGAAGGGATTGGTGCATTTTTTACAATGTGATAAGATGCAGTTCCAGATGAATCATATAACTGAACAGTAACCTGTACAGCAGATGAACCTGTGTTTGCAACGTCAAGTTCAATTAGAATTGAGTTAACGGCAGAACCATTGTTTGCAGTATAGACAGTAGTTGGTGAAGAACTATTAGTACTCACACTTGTCGCAAATGCGTTTTTAAAATTGTTTGCCATTCTGACTTTTTCCTTTTTTATATATTCTTATTTATAACGATTATCCTAGTGCAACACCAATTGCAATAGAAAAACCTTCAGTCGCCATAACACCACCAGTAGTGGGATGTGACATACTGATTCCGTTTTCGTCTATCAATGCACCGTTCATATAAATATTTCTCCACTCTTTGCCACTCTCACCTAAGTCATAAGTGTTTGTTGCATTGGGAACAATATTAGATGTTAAGTCTGCATTGAACGTAACACTATCTGTATCTGCATCACCAAGGGTAATATTACCATCAGCAGTTATATTTCCTGTTGCATGTAAATTACCAGTGACGTTTATGCCCGTGTTACTGGTTGTAAGTTTTGTACTCGAACCATATTGTAGATTAACTCCACTTGTGGAATCAATGTTTAGATTGCCAGTTCCATCATGTTTAATAATGGAATTTGAAGCATCATGGTATAGTTGCAAGTCATCACTTATACCCATCTTAATGCGATAGGTAGATGCACTTGTTGAATCTTCAAAGTCAATTACGTTAGGTAGTAATACAGTAGACAAACCATTTTGCAATTCTTTGATTGCTTCCAATGTATCTGTTACTGCAACACCGTTTACAATTGATGGTAAGTTTGCAATATCACCAATATCAGTAGCAAGTTGATTAAACTCAACTCTCCACTCTTCAAAAGTAAAACTTGCTGGTGCGTTTCTATCTGCCATTATTTTTTATCCACTAATTGCAATAAGAGGTCTTTAATTTCGTGCATCTCACACTTTAGATTATTTATGTCTCTTACTGCACTCCTAAGTTCATCCTTTGCTACCTTTGCATTACGAGAACGTGTAACTGCTGCTTCGTAAGCAGAAACATTTGTATTCACGATTGCACCCGATACTGTGTCACGGGCAAGGTCTGGATGTTCTTTTACTCTTAAATAATCTGTCATTTTATGTTGCCAGTGCGATTGCTCGCAAATCTTTCATACGAGGTGGTTCTGCACAGTTAGTTCCTTGCATTCTAATTTTAATTGCGAAAGAAATAAACTCAGGCAAGTTATTTGCACTGTACTCTCTTTCGATGAAATCATCAAAGTCTACAGATGAGTTAACATTACTATCTGGAGCACCATTAGTATTGAAATATGTCCAACCAATTTCATCAAAATCAGATGCGTCATCAGAACGAAGTATCTTATACATTAATTGAATTTCTGCACTATCAAACTTAACTGCATCTACGAATACTTTCAGAGATGTAGCAGGAGTTTTTAATTGTGCCTTACGAGTAATGTAAACTACTTCACCAGAATCACCTTCTGGTTCTGTTGGCAGAACATAATCTGCTGATGGATAAACATCTGAAGATGTATCAATATTATCTAATCTATTTGCAACTGTAACTAAAGTCTTTCTATCCAAATCAATAATTGGTGAAAGGTTCTCTACAGATGAAGTCATCGTAAAGATAAGTTCAAATGATTTGTTACCAGACAATTCGTTAGTTTCATTAACTTGAGAACAAATAATCTTAGGGTCTTCAAAGTAATAGTTATCCGTAATTGGAATCTGATCTGCTTGAGACAGAGTTTGTTTTACGAAAGACTGTTGAGAACCACTTGGTGAAGTACCAGTTGTTGTTCTTGTTTTAGAAGATATTGATGTATTTGGATGTTCAATAACTGGAACAAGAGTTTGCATGGTATCAATCAATGCGTTCTCTGTTGCAGTAACAGTTTTACCACCACCAGTAATATTTCCAGTTGCGTTAGCAGTAGTTGCAACTGTATATGAATCAATTTGAATATCTTGTAATGCAACGTGTGTCTTGTTAATTTCTGTAAGAGGAATACCACTCAACATGTAAAGTTCAACAACTGAAGAATTTGCATGAGCAGAATCTGTTCCTTCAACCGCACGAGTCAGAGAAGAAATGGTTGTTCCAGAAATAGTACCCGAAATAACCTCACTGCCAATCTTCACAAAACATGTTCCACTATTTGGGAAACCTGTATCTGTTGCAAGTGTTAATGAAGAAGCACCAGCTGCAAGTGCAGAATTTAGTGTTGTCTGTACACCAGAACTAACACCACTAATTGTCACATTATTAGATGTGTTATACATGTGATGGTCTGTGTGTGAAACTTTTACTTTATTCGCACCAGTGAAAGTTCTAATTGGATTATCTTTAAGAGTTTTAACTGGAAGAACATCATTAACTAATGTTACCGCCGCAGTCTTAGACGTATCGAAAGTTGCACGATATAAAGTAAACTTCAAGTCCTCTAAGTCATATGCAGTCCATGTAGTATTATTCTGTGATTTAAATAGAACACCAAGATATGGTTGTTCCGAAACCAAACGTGAACCACCTACATCAGTTTCACCCATTCGTGAAATCCATGCAAAGTATTTTTGTGAGTCAGTAAACAACACGATACAATATTCAACACCATCTTTAACATAGACAGGTTCGTCAAATACTACTGTAGTTGGAACTGAAGCATCATCAGAAATTGAAACTTCTGAAGGTTCAAGTGTTTTAGAACCAAATGGTAATACCTTAGTTGTAGGATAACCATTATCCATTTCTCTAATTTGAATAGTAACTGGAAGTGAAGGGTCTTTACCTTGGAAGAAAGTATCAACCTTAGTAATATACTCACCACCTTCTGCCTGTGGCATAAAGGATTGTGCAAGCGGATCCCACCAACCAACAACTTCATTTCGTGTATCTTGTCTACTTGTGTTTTCTGATTGTGATACGTTACGAACTTCAACTCTTGCATTACGAGTTGAAATAATAGTTTCTTGAATTGTACTTAGAATACCAGTTGCAGAATAAATTGCTTGTGCAAAAGTTTCTGGTTCTGGTGCAATAGCATTCACTGAAGATGAAGTTAATCTGAATACTCTATCACCAGTTCTGAAACGAGAGTTTCCTTGAACATTAGGGTCTGGAATTGCAAACGTACCTTCAATTTTACCAGCTGCAGATGTGATAAGGTTTCCACCAGCACTTCCACCAGATGGTGTTACCAATGCAGTGACGTTTGATTTGTCAAAGAATGGATAAACTTTTGTAAGAGGTTTCATTCCAGTAACAGAGAATGTAATATTTCTTGCACGAATGAAAGGAATCAATGCACGAGATACAACTCTATCACCTTGTGACTCTGTATCTATTTGAGCAACAACTGTTGTATTAACACCTCTTCTAGAACGTACTCCAGTTTCAGTTTCAGTTGTCGTTCTAATAACCGCACGGCCTGGAACTGAACGAGATGCAGCAGAACCAAATGAATGGTCTCTCCAAGTATTTGAAGTCGATGTTGTCACACCACTCCACTGAGTTTGCCATGCATTCCACACTGTACCCAATGCGTTTGCATTTTGTGCCATAACAGTATCGAAGTTACCTTCTCTATTGATAATCAAATCTGGTATTCGAGTAGTCTCAAACCACTCATCACCAGATGGAGATAGTCTACAAATTCCTGCCCATGCAAAAGATAGAACAGGGTTTAGGTTTTCAATACGAGTTGCATATGGTTGTTCCACTGCAACTTTGTGTGTATATGGAAGAGTAATTACATCACCAGTTTTTGTATACTGGTCGTTTGTTCTTGCTGTATCAGTTGTGTTTTCTTCTTTAAGAGTAACACCTTTCATAAAGTATTTCGGACGAAGTTCACCGTTCTGCATGTCTATAGAGTTTCTATAGTCTGGATGTTTAACATTACCAGTAGCATGTCCAGCAAAATTATCTACAAGGAAACCAGATTTGAATCTATCGAAACCATCTGCATCTTGAATTTGTAAAGACTTTGCATCCTTCTCTAAAAGATTCAATGCAGTGTAGTATTCCATGTTCTCAATACGAGCTTCTAGTTTACCAATATCACGCATTGTGTATCTACGATTATTTACAGAAGTATATGTTACGTCTGCAATATCTACAACGAATGCAGGCAGAGTAATATCTGCAAGTTTCATTGCGTCATCTAAAGGTTTAGGTGTTTGTGGGATTTCTGAATCTGCACCACGAACTACTTTGAATTTACCATCAGAAGCAATAAACAATGAATCTTTTCTACCAACGTAGAAATCAAAGTCATAGATAAAGTTTGAGTTATCCTTTGGAATTGCAATAGTCGATGAACCAGTGCCAGCAAAAGAACGAGATTCAATATTGAATGAATATGAAGTTACTCTATAAACTGTTTGGTTCTGAATAGTCTGTGTAGATGTAGTAGCATCTGCAACACGAGGTCTGAAGTCAACTGTGTCACGCAAGTCATATTCACCAGTAGGTTCTGCAACCTCTGGGTCAACACGAGTTGCTGAGTATGTTGGAATTTCTTTATAACTAATTGAACTATAAGAGTCCACATTAAAGAAGTCACCAGTACCGTGTGTGAAGTAATCACAAATTGCAATCAATCTACCTGTAGGTGCGATTGTATTTGGTTTGCGAACTAGTCTACCAATATCATAAAAGTTATCTCTTTGCCCAGTATCTAGAGTAAAGTTATTTGTTATGATTCTAGAACCAGCAGTAAATGTATCTAAAGTTGCTGTCTCAGCACTCTCTGCACCAGTGATAGTTTCACCAGATTCAAAATCTGTATTATTGATTGGAACAAAAGTTACAGGAGAAATTGTATTAACAACTCTTGCCTTTGCACCAGATGTACCACCAGTAATAAGTTCACCTTGTGTGAAGTTACCACTTGAACCTGTAATAGTCCACTGTGGAAGAACAGGGTCAGCACTTGCATCTTCTGAATCAAAGACTGCCCACAATTTGTGAACGTCTGCAACACCCAATGATATATCTTTATGATGTCCAGAAGTACCATACTTTTCTGTACCAGATGTACCATTGTGTACAAGTACTTGATGCATTCTACTTCTTGTCTTAGATTTTTCTTGAACAGTAGTTCTTGTGATTGTTGCAATAAGACGAACCGTTGCACCGTCACCAAAAGGACTGTCGGTATTATCTTCAATCTGAAGAGTACCAGTACCAGCACCACTGATTGTTAAATCACTACTAGTTAAATCAATCTTATCGCCTGCAACAGCAGTACCACCAGTACCAGCAGTTAGTACAGTAATAACATAATCAGTATTAGATACTGCATTAAATGTTTCGTTTGCACCAGCAGAGAATGAAAGTTCACCAGATGAGTTAGATTGTCCAACAAAAGACCTACGAATAACAACTGAAGAGTCTGATACTCCGTTATTTAATTCTGTCTTTAATGTCTTAATTGAATTTTTTTGTAACTTACGAAGAAGTACGTTCTTGTTTTGGTCACGAAGAGATGCTCTCTTACGAACAAAAGATACCGAAGAAACTGCGTTAGTAACGTCAGCATTTAAGTCTAAAGTTTGTCCAGTTATTGAATCAACTCTTCTTTCTTCTAAAGCACCACTTGCACCAGAAGGGATAGAAATAATATCACCAACTTCAAGTTCTGTTCCATAGTCTGTCTGGAAACCTTG